TATGGTTATACACGATACCTGAGAAACAAGAAGTTAGTCGAATAGAGCAATACGAAGAATCTGGTGCAGAAGTATTATGGCCAGACTTAACTTGTAGATATTTATTTGATTACTTAATGAGTGCTGGTGCTTGTATGAACACAGGAATGGGGCAAGCACCATTCAGTTGGCAAGAGTTAGCATCGTGGCAAGAGCAAAATGGATTTACCCTAAAGCCTTGGGAATTAAGTATAATAAGGAAAGCCTCTGCGGTATATGTTGAGCAAGTGCATTTATCTAGCAAGATAGACTGTCCACCGCCAGGCAAAGTAGTTGAGCAAGACCAATCTAAGTTGGCTCAACATATTAAAGGTATTTTACGCTAGAGGTTCATTATGGCTCTTACTGCTGGTTCAATTGAGATTAAGTTATTTGCTGATATAGCGCGTCTGCAAGCAGACATGAATAAGGCAAATAAAAGCGTTGATACCGCGATGCGGAACATCGACAAGTCCGTTACAATGGCTAAAAACGCATTTAGCGGACTTGCTGGTGCTTTCGGTGTGGCTACCATATTAAAAACAGCCGATGAGTATAAGAAGTTTGATGCTCAACTTCAATTAGCAACAAAATCCCTTGAAAAATACAATATAGCCTATACAGCAGTGGCTAGGATTGCTCGTGAATCCCAATCTGATATTGGTTCTATTGGCGTTCTATACGCACGTCTAACAAATAATTTACGTGACTTTGGTACATCTCAAAAAGAGATTGGGATGATTACTGAATCAGTTGCTTTGAGCTTACGTGTTTCAAATGCAACGGTTCAAGAAACCAACTCTGTCATGTTGCAACTTTCTCAATCATTTGGTTCAGGCAAGATAAACGGCCAAGAGTTCTTAGCCGTATCAGAAGGCGCACCAATCATAATGAGGCAGTTGGCCAAGTCATTGAACGTGACTTACGGTGAGCTTAAAAATATGTCAACCCAAGGCGAGTTGACTGCTGAAGTATTGGCTAAAGCATTGACTGACCCTGCTTACCTTGCTGGATTGCAAGAGCAAGTTAAATCAGTTGGCACCATATCTAGTGCTATCACCGTACTTAAAAATAACTTTACATTGTTTGTTGGTGAAGCTGATAAGGCAAATGGTGCTTCAAAAAATATAAGTCAAACAATCATTTTCTTGGCTGATAATTTAAACCTGCTTGCTAATGCCGCTTTAGTTGGCGTTGGAGCGCAATTAGGTAAATTTATCATAGGGATTAATGCTTCAATTCGTGCAAGCCAAATTCGTCAAATTGAAATTGTTAAAGAAAATGTATTGTTGGAGAAAAAAGCATTAGCAGAAGCCGCATCAACTGTTGCTTTAACAAACAATGCCAGAGCAACAACAGTATGGGCTGCCGCCAACTCAGTTGCCATGCGTGAAACTGTTGCTCTTAATACAGCCGTTGCAGCAAGTACAACATTGGCAGCAAGAGCTGTTACAGGATTTAATGTAGCCATTAGTGCTTTGGGTGGCCCTATTGGTATAGCTATATCTGGTGTAATCTTATTTGGCGATAGCATCCTTAAATGGATTGATAAGGCTCGTGGTATGACACCAGAGCTTAAAAAAATTAACGACCAAATAGAACGCAGTAAACAATTAACATCACAAGGCATTACTCCTGGTGATGTTATGGCTGATGAAAAAACAAAAATAAATGAAACTATTAGGTTGATTGCAACATTACAAGAGCAGCGCGATAGGGTTGCTAGAATGGGTAAGAACGCTGGCCCATTTATGATGTTTACAACTCCAAAAGAAAAGTTAGCTGAGATTGATGCTCAAATATCACAGGGTCGTAAAAACATTCTTGATTACTCAAATGCTATTGCTCAGGCAGCAGATACTAATGCAGGGAATACCAGTAGAGTTTCTGAAGAATATGTAAAATTAAATAAACATCTAGTAACCAATAAAGAGTTGGCTTTGGCTTACAGCCGAGATATGACAACTGTTATGGTTGAAGGTAAAAAAGCTGGTTTGCCTGATGATGAGATAATTGCCAAGTTAGCCATATTGAAAGAAAAATATGACAAAGCGACAGGTGCAACTAAAGAAGCAACTAAAGCTAAAAAAGACCAAGCTAAAACTTTAAAAGAATTGCAAGATGAATTGAGAGCTGAAGATTTATTGGTAGAGCGTTCTGCCAACATCCAAGACTTATTAAAAGAGAAAATGGATGAAGTAAACAAGGTTCAAATTGAAACTCAAAAAACTATTGATGACAAGATAGCAAAACTTATTATTGAGATTGATACTTACGGTAAAACAGAAGCCGCCATTGAAGCGACTAACTTGTCACGCCTAACAGAGCGTAAAATATTGCTTGAAGCAAAAGGCGAGAATGTTGATGCGTTAAATAAAGAAATTGCAGCTCGTATGCAATTGGTTGAGTTGACTGCTAAAAAAGAGCAATTGGATAGAGATAAAAAAGAAGCAGATAAAGAAGCTAAAGATGCTTTAAAAGAAGAAGCGTCAATGGTTAAAGAGCTTGAGCGCATCTATGATGGCTTTGCTAGAAACTCTGCACAAGCCATGACTGACTTCTTTACTAATACTAAGACAAGTTTCTCAGATATGATTAACTCAATACTGAAAGACTTGTTGCGCTTAAGTATTCAAAAAAGCATCACTGAGCCATTGTTTAATTCAATTAACAATATGTTTGATTCATCAGGTGGTATTGCTGGTGCGATAGGCAATTTCTTTAGTGGTGCTAGTGCTATGACACCTAGCCCATCATTTGATAGCTATTACAATATGAACTCAGGCGGTGCTAGAGCAGCAGGTGGCTCTGTTAATCCAAACCATAGTTATTTGATTGGTGAGCGTGGTGCCGAGATGTTTGTTCCACAGGCTACAGGTAGCATTGTTCCGCAGGGCAAAATGGGTTCTAATGTGTCTGTTGTAATCAACAATAACAGCTCATCACAAGCATCTGCAAATGAAACAATAGATAGCCGTGGCAATCGTAAAATTGAAGTTACTATTGGCGATATGGTTGCTGGTGAGATTAGACGTAATGGCTCTGGCGCTAACCAAGCTATTCGCAATACATTTAACGCAAGACCAACATTAGTAGGAAGATAATCATGGCAACATATACCTGGCCTCCAACACTGCCTACAAGCGCTGATTCTCAGAGTTATTCTGAGGTATCTGGCGTTCTTGTTCTAGTAAGCCCAATGGATGCTGGGCCAGCTAAAATGCGCTACAGAGGGCAGAAGCCTAGGACAATGAACATTGAATTTGTAATGGATAATACGCAAATCGCCACATTGGAAACATTTATCAATACTACCTTAAGAGGCACGGCCAGATTTAACTTTACACATCCTAGAACTCAAGCTAGTATTGAAACAAGATTTGTTCCGTCATCAGATGGAAAGTATTTTAGTATTTCTTATTTTGCACCTGATTTATATAAAATCTCATTTTCACTAGAGCAAATGCCATGAGTAGATTAAGTTCATTTTCACCAGCAGCATTAAAGGCAATGTTTAGCCCTGATGGTGACGATACCTTAGCTGTATTATTAACTATCACTGGCGCTGGTCTTACCACTCCAATTCGATTGGCTGATAACTATACGCAACGTCTTAGCTCAACAGACGATGATGTAATCTATGGCATACAAAGCCGTGGCAATAATTATGTGTTCTTGCCGTTTCAAATTACATTGCCATCTGAAGAAGCAGATGCAGCGCCTAGATGTCAAATTACATTGAACGATGTAACTAGATACCTTACACCAACAATACGGTTGGCTACGACTGCATTAAATGTAAGTATAGAATTAGTCTTAACTAGAACGCCTGATGTATTAGAAATTTCATTTCCAGGGTTTTTAATGAGCGGAATAACGTATAATGCTAATAGCATAGTGGCAGATTTGAATGTAGAATCTTTGGCAATTGAACCGTTCCCTGCCCATACTTTTACACCGTCTTATTTCCCAGGATTATATTAATGAAAACATGGTGGAATGATTACATTAGTCTTAAATACCTAAAAAAAGGCCGCGATAAAGATGGCCTTGATTGTTGGGGTTTAGTTAAGTTAATCTATAAAGAACAATACAATATTGAGCTGCCATCTTTTTCTGAAGATTATGAGGCAGAACAACAGACAAAAATAGAGCAACTTATTGCCCTTGGTAAAGAGGGCTGGGAAAAAGTTGAATCTCCTACCATTGGTGACGTTGCCCTGCTTCGTGTAAACGGTTTATTTATGCACGTTGGGGTCGTAGTATCACCCAATCAATTTATTCACGTCAGCGAGCATACAGATACTACGGTTGAGCGTTTTGACACTGGGATATGGAAGCATCGTGTAGAAGGCTTTTATCGTTACGTTGAAAAAGTCAATGTTGGTGATTTAACGCTTGCCATTAAACCCCATCCGTTAAAGACTGAGCGTATCGATGGTAAAGTTCCTGCCAATTCTTCTGTTGCAGAGATTATTGAGTTTATTAAAGCTCAATATCCTGTAGCTCAAGAATACGATGCGCTTCCAGTTATATTTGTTAATGGCAAATTAGTTCCACAAGAAGAATGGCATATTGTTCCATTGCCAGGTGATGTTATTCAATATCGTGCCGTTGCTGAAGGTGGCGTATTGAAAATGATATTGACCATTGCCATTGTGGTTGCTGCGGCATACATTGTTGGCCCAGAAGCCTTGGCATTATCAGGATGGACAGCGACTGCTGTTCAAGCAGGTATTACGGTAGTTGGTAGTTTATTATTAAATGCCATATTCCCAGTAAGGATGCCAACTCAGCCAGAAGCTCCTGGCAATGCAATAGCACAAAATTTATTACAAGGTGGTAGCAACCAAGCCTCTCAATACGGTGCTATACCTGTAGTATTAGGCCAAATGCGCTTTACAGGTTTGTTGGGCGCACAGATATATGCTGAATCAAACACAGATACATCATACCTAAGAATGTTGCTTGTATGGGGTTATGGCCCATTGCAAATATCTGACATGCGTATTGGCTCAACTGATATTAATACTCTTGAAGAATTAGACCAATCAACTATCAGTGGCTTTCAAGATTTAAATGAAAATTACTCATACTTTAATTCAATCTATCCAAATGATGTTGAGCAATTGGCTATTAATGTTGAAATGGCTCAGTCACTTTGGTATGAAAAAGTAATCAATGAGCTATGCACTTCTATAAGCGTAAATCTTCATTTCCCAAGAGGGTTAAGAACATTACAAATGGATGGCAATGGCGCAGGTAATATCTTAGAAGAATTATTTACTGCTGATGTACAGGTGCGTCAATTAGACAATGATACATTGGCTCCATTAGAGCCTTGGGGCGTTCTTGAAAATGTATTTAAAGAAGCAACCGTCACTATTGATGGTGCATTTTTTGGCAGCACTTCTTCAGGATTTCAAACAACTCCAACACCATGCTACAGATGGGCGTTTTTGACTGTTGATAAGTTTAATAAACTTATTGTGCGTTATGGTAGTTACTCAGACACATCAACAGCTAATCCAAGCGCTTCAATGCTTGCTAGCTTAAAGAACACTACAAAAAATTTAGATACAACATATACTTTATATCCAACTATTCCTACAAATGAAATAGAGTTATATAGAATTTGTATGCACGGCTCTACGATAGATAGCACAGTAGATAAACGTAGTTTAATGCCAGCTAGTTATAGTGGATTAAATTTAACTACTAAAACAACATCAAATAATAATAACTATGGCATGGCTTATTACGCATCATCAAGCGTAAAACAAACTTCAGCAACTATTGCTGATGGTAGCATTAGTAGAACAGGAAGGGAATCAACAATTCGCATTGGCGTAACTGGAACAGAGTTTGTTAAACGTAAAGATGCGTTTAGTTACAATGTGTCATTCATAGTGCCAGAAGGTAAATATGAAATTCGTATTCGTAGAAATACGACTACTACTGAAGAATACACTGCCAGTGGTATTAAGTACCAGCGCATGAGTATGTCTGTTTTGACTTCAATGACAGCGTATGGTGCATCAAGACCAGTTAAGCCGCCTAAGCCAATGGCGATGACTGCTTTAAAAATTAAAGCAACTGACCAAATTAATCAAACGCTAGAAGGAATTTCAGCAACGATAGTATCAATCTGCTTAGATTGGGATGCTGATACTACAACATGGCTACTTAGACCAAGCAGGAATCCTGCATCATTGTTTAGGTATGTATTGCAACATCCTGCCAATGCTCAAGCAGTAACAAATGCTCAATTAGATTTAACTGCTATCGAAGATTGGCATGAGTATTGCGAAGCAAATGAATTTATATTTGATTCAGTTATTACAGACCAACAAAGTTTGTTAGATGTATTGCGTGACATTTGTGCAGCAGGTCGCTCATCTCCAACATTGGTGGATGGTAAATGGACAATTGTTACTGATAAGCCGCGTACAGTGACGGCTCAGTATTTTACTCCTCATAACTCATGGGGATTTGAATCAACTAAAGCATTACCTAAATTGCCACACGCATTTAGGATTCCATTTAAAAATGCAGACCAAGGCTATCAACCTGATGAGTACATTGTGTACAACGATGGATACAATGAAACCAATGCTACATTATTTGAGCAAATACAATTTCCTGGCGTAACGTCACGCGATGCAATTTATAAACATGCTCGTTTTCATTTTGCACAAATTAAACTTCGCCCTGAAACATATACACTTAACGTGGATATTGAGAACTTAATATGTACTCGTGGTGACTTGGTTAAGGTAAGCCATGACGTTCCTATGTGGGGTTTAGGTACTGGTCGAATAGCTGAATTTATTTCAACTACATCTATTCGTCTTGATGAAACTATGCCAATGGATGCTGGTGTTACTTATACCATTCGTATTCGCTTAGAAGATGGCTCTAGCATCACACGTACAGTGGCATCTAAGCCTTCTGATGGCTATTACGATACCATCACATTAACCAGCTCAATTACATCAACTGAAGGCGCTGTAAACAACTTGTTTATGTTCGGTGCAATTAGCAGTGATTCAGTTGATTTGATTGTGCAAAGCATTGAGCCGTCAAATAATCTATCTGCACGTTTAACACTCGTAGATTACTCTCCTGCTGTTTATGATAGTGATTTAGAGCCAATACCTGCATTTAATAGTCAAATAACATTACCTCCATTGTTATTGATAAACAAAATTACTGTTGCTCCGCTTATTACTACTGTGATTAGTGATGAAACGGTGATGTTACGCCCAGCTCCAAATCAATTCCTTTATCGCATTAAAGTGTCATTTAGCAATCCTGCTACATTGCCTTCTATTGCTAAATACATTGAAGGTCAAATTGATTACTCTGGCGATACGTCATTGATATGGCAAACTTCCAAATCAGCAGACATTAGAGATGCTTGTATATACTTCTCAGATGTAGAAGAAGGCTCACAATATAGAATTAGAGTTAGATATGTTACCGATGATGGTAGGTCTGGCCCTTGGACTTATGCTGATAATCATACTGTTGTAGGAAAAACAAATCCTCCTGGCAGTGTAACTGGCATAACAGCAACGGCTAGTGATGATAAAATTAAATTAGATTGGAACGATAACGCTGAATTAGATTTATGGGGTTATGAAGTTCGTGATACTGATGCTGGATGGGGTGATAATAACTACCTATACTGTGGCGCATCATCTGAATGTTTAATTGTTCCTGGGGCAATTGGCGTTGCTCAAGACTACTTTGTTAAGGCTCTTGATGTAATTAACTTGTATAGCGTAAATAGCTCAAGCATTTCATTTACTCCATCTATTGTTCCTGTCGTATCTGAAATAACTTATAGCTTTTTAGATACATCATTAACTACTACATCATTAACATTAAACTGGGAAGATGTTGCTCCTCAATTTGGTTTGAGCCATTACATCATTAGCTATAACTCAACAATGGTTACGGCTAGAACGTCAACAATAACAATCCCTGTCAATTGGGCTGGCAATAGAACATTCAGTGTAATTGTTGTTGATAAACAAAATAAACAGTCAGCAGCCACATCAGTTGTTATAGAAAAAGTTATACCTAATGCACCGCCATTTAGTTCAACATCAATAGTAAACAATGCTTTGCAATTAGCATGGTCTGCATCAATCAGAACAACATTGCCTATAGCTGGATATGAATTAAGAACTGCTGATGCAGCATGGGGTTCAGATGGGTTCTTGTTTAAAGGTAATGCTTTAAACTTCTCTGTAATACCAGAGTTAGGAGATAACACATGGTATGTTAGTGCTTACGATACAGACAATAGATATTCAGCCACATCATTGGCAATAAACTATAATAGAGCTATACCAGTTGCTCCAACATTGCATACACCATCTTATAACTTTGCAGATACAAGTTTAACCAATGCAACAGTTACATTAGATTGGAATGATGCAACTCCTTTATTTGGTTTGAATTACTATAAAATTACTTACGGTTCAGATGTAATTTACACAAAATCAAGCACAATAACATTACCTGCAAACTGGCTTGGTGATAGAGTATTTAATGTTCATTCTATAGATTTTCTTGATGGTCAATCTGAGCCTTTAGCTATTACAGCAACAAAATTGGCTCCAAGTCCTATAAGCGCATCTACCTTAAAAACTCAAATTGTAGATAATAATGTATTGTTGTATTGGCAATTGCCAGCAAAAACATCATTACCTATTCAAGATATATTGATTAAAAAAGGTGATGTATATGAAACTGCTGAAGAAATTGGATACAAAAATGGTACGTTTACATCAATTCAAGAGTTAAGTGGCGGAAGCTATACATATTGGCTTCTTGTACGTGATACCGATGCAAACTTGTCATCTCCAGTAAGCATAACATGCCAAGTTTCTCAACCACCAGATTTCGTATTTAATGCACAGTATTTCAGTACATTTAGCGGTACTAAATCATCTGCTATTAATGATGGAACAGGTTTGCTTCTTCCTGTAAACACCACTGAAACATGGACTACTCACTTTACATCTCGCTCATGGGCAGACCCAGCAGCACAGATAGCAGCAGACTATCCAATATTTATTCAACCAAATAATGGCTCTGGTTCTTATGTTGAAGTATTTGATTACGGAACTGTATTAGGTAGTAGTCAAATTACATTAAATTATCAAGGTGAAGCAATTGCAGGTACTCCAACAATTTCATTTGAAATTGGAACATCACAAGATGGGATTACCTATACAACCATTACTGGAACTAAATCAATATTTGCTACATTATTTAGATACGTTAAAATAACTACCAATGTAACAACTACATCAGATAAAGATTTATATTTATTAAAAACAATGGATGTATTGTTAAGTGCAAAATTACTTACTGATGCTGGCTCAGTCAGTGCATTTAGTACAGATTCAGATGGAACAATAGTAAATTTTGCAAAAGAATTTATAGATGTATCAAGCATTAATGTTTCTCCAAATGGTACTACTTTATTAACACCAGTATATGATTTTAAAGATTCTGTTATTACAGGCACATATTCAGTAACATCTAATGTTATGACTGTAAATGCAGCATCTCACGGATTATTGGCTGGTCAAAAAGTTAGACTTACATTTACCAGTGGAACTGCACCTAATGGAGTTTATCGTGTTGATTCAGTTGTTAATGCAAATCAGTATCTAGTAAACATTACAACATCGAACACAAGTGGTAATATATCAACTTATCCTGAAAGTTTTAGGATATACTTATTTAATAGTGCTGGTGTCAGAACAAGTGGCACAGTATCTTGGAATGTTAGAGGATATTAAAAATGGCAGACCATAGTAAACCGCTTAATACCAGCACCTATGCCAATTATACAAGTGAAATTGACGCTAGATTTGATGATTTAACATTAGGTTTAGATTCAGCATTAACTACGCCTACTAATTTGCCAACTAATGCTATACGTTGGAATAGTACACTATTCAAATATCAGAGATGGGATGGAACTGGATGGGGCGATTTATCCTCATATTATTCTATTAACATTAATGGTACTGTTGGAGCAACATCACCTAACACTGGTGCATTTACTACATTAAGCTCAACTGGCAATACTACACTTGGCGATGCCTCTGCTGACACATTAACAGTTAATGCCTCACCTACATTTAATGTAGCTATTCCAGCTACTTCTGGTGGTACAGGTCAAAGCTATTATTCTGTTGGTGACATTATATATGCCTCAACTTCAACAGCTCTATCCAAATTATCTGGCGTTGCCACAGGTAACGCACTAATCTCTGGCGGTGTTGGAACTGCACCTAGCTATGGTAAGATTGGATTAGCCACTCATGTATCTGGTACGTTGCCTACTGGTAATGGCGGTACAGGTTTAACTGCATTTACATCTGGCGGGGCTGTATATGCTTCATCAACATCTGCTTTAAGTACAGGTACACTTCCTGCCACTGCTGGTGGTACTGGTTTTGCATCTTACGCAACTGGCGATTTAGTATATGCTTCAACAACTACTGCACTATCAAAACTAGCCGATGTTGCTACTGGTAATGCACTAATCTCTGGCGGTGTTGGAACTGCACCTAGCTATGGTAAGATTGGTCTTGATACACATGTATCTGGCACTTTGCCAGTGGCAAATGGCGGAACTGGTGGTACAACTAAAACTGGTAGTGGTAGCGTTGTATTAAGTGACAGCCCTATTTTAGTTACTCCTACATTAGGTACGCCATCTTCAGGCACTTTGACAAACTGCACATTTCCAATATTAAACCAAAGCACCACAGGCAATGCGGCAACAGCAGCCTATGCAACAAGCGCTGGTTCTGCAACATCAGCCACTAACGCCACTAACGCCACTAACGCTACTAATGCCACTAACGCTACTAATGCAACACAAATTACAAATGCAGGTGGATGGAACGTAACTCCTAGTGGCACAACGCTTTATTTTAGTTACAATGGTACAAATGTAGGGTCATTAACCTCGACTGGTGACTTTACTTGTATCGGTAATATAACGGCTTATGGAACTCTTTAATTATGGCACTTAATACCACAGGCGCAATAAGTTTAGCTGGCGCAACCGCAGGGCAATCAATTGCTTTAGAGCTTGGGTTGGGAACATCAACGCAAATTAGCTTAAATGATACTGCCGTTAGAACACTTGCTGGTGTTTTAAGTGGCGCAATTATTATGCCAACAAATTTTTATGGAAAATCAAATGTTACTGGATACACAAGGGTTATGTTTGCATTTGGTGATACAAGCAATTTGGCTAATTATGTTGCTATAACTAATGTCACTTCTAATACAGGCGTGGTTGCTGGTGATATTACATATTCTGGAGTAACAGTAAAAGGAAATACAGCTGGTGCTCAATATGGTGGTGATAAAGGAATTTATGCTTATGGTTTTAGTTCAAGCAATTCAAATACTAAAAATTTAGTTTCTAATACTGGAGTTATGGCGGCTACCGTTGCTGGGATTGGACAGGTTAGGGAAATTCTTGCTGGAACTGGGTATGGTGGTGATAAAGGAATTTTTGCATTTGGCGCGCAGGGAGCAACTAAATATGCCGTGTATAATTTAATTTCAAATACTGGCGTTCAATCGTCTGATGTTGCTGGAGTTACAACTCCTAGACAATTTCCTTCAGCAACAACTTATGGTGGCGATAAAGCAGTTTTTGCTTACGGCATGACATCTGCCAACATTTCAGCATCAAATAAAGTTTCAAATACTGGTGTAATGGCGGCTGATACTACTGGTGTAGGAACGGCTAGTAGAACGCGAGCTGGAACTGGGTATGGTGGTGATAAAGGAATATTTGGATATGGCTTTACTACCGCAACTGTATCTTTTACCAATAAAGTTTCAAATACTGGTGTGGTTGCAACTGATACTGCTGGTGTTGGCTCTAACAGAGAAAAAATCGGAGCAGGAACTTATGGTGGCGATAAAGCGATTTTTGGATATGGTACATTGAGTGGGCTTACCACAACCAATATAACTAATAAAGTTTCAAATACTGGTGTGGTTGCAGGCAATACTGCTGGTGTTGGCTCATCAAGAAGTTATGCTACTGGAACAAATTTTTCAAATTCATAAAAAGGAAGTAAATGTCAAAATTAAATTCAGAGTTTAATTACAGATACCAAGTTATTGGTGAAACAGTTTGGGCAAAAATACAAACATTGCATGGATTTTTAGATGGTCGTTTGCGTGCCGCAGCATTAGAAAAAGTTTCTGAATTAAAGTATAAGGCTAAACTTTTAGAATTAGAACATTTAAAATCAATTGGTGGATTGCCTCATATTATTTTAAATCTTGAAGCTGAAATTATAGAAGCTGACTCATTTAAGCGTGAAGAAGCAATTAATTTTGCGTTAAATAAAGATGAAATTAAAACATTAAGAAAATTGCTTGATGAATGTTACACAATAGCAGAACCAACACGATGCAAACATCCTGATGGAACTCAATATACAGACGAAGAAATGTATGAAGTCAATGCGGCTAATGAATTCACAACTGTTATTGGTCGTGAAATACAATCTGAAATTTTAGCTAATGGCAGACCATCGCCAGCTAAATTATTAAATGCTATGTCAAATCCTCACACATTTGCGGCACTTAAAATGATTGGTTTAATACCACAAGAAGCTCAATTGTTGCAGGGTAGCAATGACCCATTACGCATTGGATTTAATGAAGTTGAAATTGGATTAGTTACACAAAATGACGCACCACAAATAAAGGAATAATTATCATGGAACTTAACGAAACGCAAAAAAAAGAATTGACCGTAACGGCATTTCATTTAAAAAATGAATTAGATAATGCAAATATATCTATTGAAAGAAATGAAATTTTGCTTGCTTCAATTCCCGATACCAACACACAATTTAAAGCTGATACAACGGCAGAATTAGAAGCATTGCAAGTTAAAAAATCTGAACTTGAGCTAACATTGAATTCTTATGTTGTCCAAATTGGTTCTGATTATGATGCTTTATATGCTATTTTTGCTTCAGAATATAAAGCAATGTTTGGCTAATTATTTAAAAAGATATACAATGTTTTAACCTACAAGATAAAATAAGACCGCGTTTCGGTGAGGGCATCGGCGCGTCATTACCTTAAAGAAAACTGTGGAAGATGCTAAAATAGCGGCTGTATAACTTATATAACATAAATATAACTTTTAGGATTTATCATGGATAGCCAATCAATATTAAAT